AGGCGGCCGGGCGCTGCAATCGAGAGGGGCGGATGAACGCGAATGGCCGGTTGGGTGAAGTGCTTGTTTTTGAGCCGGACGAGGGTGACGAGAGAAAGCGAGGTTACCCAACATTCGCTTATTACCAAGCCACCGAGGTCACCCGAACCATGCTGAGCCTGAATGGCGGCCTGGACATCAACGATCCAACGGTTTTTCAGGCGTACTACCACCGCCTCTACGACCTGAATGATCCTGCCAGCCAGAACGCCGAACTGTCCCAGGCCATCCAGGCGCTGGACTTCATCGAGGTGGCGCGCGGCTACCGGCTCATCGACCAGGACGCCATCCAGGTGCTCGTACCCTGGGTGGATCGCTGGGACGATTTCCAGGCCTTGCGCGCCGAAGCCGAACAAATCGGCATCTCGGGCGGCTGGATGCGCCGCGCGCAGGGGCTGGCGGTCAGCATCTACCGACCCGCGCCGAAGCACCCGGCCTGGGGTGTGTTAATCGCTGCAAAACTTCGCCGTCGCGGCACGACCAACAACGGCGTCTCCGACGCGTGGTTCATCCTCGAAGGCGACCATTACGACGACACCCTCGGGCTGACACCGCCCGAAGGCCCGCAGGTATTCATCGCATAAAAGGAGGCGACATGACGACACACACGCTGGAAGTCTGGGGTGACCTGGCCTGCTTCACCCGACCAGAAATGAAGGTCGAACGTTTCTCCTACCCAGTCATCACCCCCTCGGCGGCGCGCGGCATCTTCGACGCCATCTACTGGGATGGCAAACGCGAGCAACAAGGGCGGGAAAGCGTGATGCGCCCCTATTTCCACTGGCAGATCACCCGCATCGAGGTGCTGGAAATGCCACGCTATATCGCTTTGCGACGTAACGAGGTGAAAGATCGGGTGCCTGGCACGGCCACACTCAATAAGTGGATGGATGGGCGGGAGACGCCGCAACCACTCTGGGCCGATGGCGGCAAGGATGAACTCGGCACCGACCAGAAAGGTCGCACCCAACGCCAGACCATGGCCTTGAAGAATGTCCGTTACCGCCTGACTGCAAAGATCGTCCCCAAGGCCGCCTTCTCAGCCGACTGGGGCAAGATGAACAGCCAGTTCCAGCGCCGCGCCAAGGCTGGCAAGTGCTTCCAGCAACCCTACCTGGGCTGCCGCGAGTTCCCGGCATTCTTCGAATACATCGAAACCCCAGATGCCCGCCCCACCAGTCCCGCACCCTTCGATCAGCATCTGGGCTTCATGCTCTACGACGTGTTCGATCTTTCCCGCGAGTGGGTGAAGGACGGCGACAAACCTTACATCTCCCTGTTCGAGGCCAATGTGGTGGCCGGTGTGTTGAAAGTGCCCTCTTTCAGCAGTGACGCGGTGAAAAAACCGGGGAGAGCCTGACCATGCTGCAAGAACTGGTTGCCTACGCCGAAACCCATCTGTCCGAGTCCGAGCCGGGCTTCAAGTCCCGTGAAATTCGCTGGCTCGTCGAACTGGCCAGCGACGGACGTTTCCTGAATGCCATACCCCTGGGCGACGGCCAGCGCGGCAAGTCGTTGCCCCGTTGCCCGGACATGCACGGCATGAACGCGGGAGGAAAAGCGCACTTCCTGGTTGAAACCACTCAAACAGCGGTTTTGTTGTTCAAGACCAACGAAGACACGAAAAAGATAGCCACAGCAGAAGTTCGCCACGGTTTCTTTACCCGGCTGATGCGAGAAGCGAGCGGGTCGATTCCATGCCTCGAAATGCTGGCGACCTTGCTGGAAGACCCAGAGCGACTGGCCGAAGTGCGCAACGCACTGGCTGAACAAAGGGCCAAACCCAGCGACTGGATGGTCTGGCGCATCAAGGGCTTCGACCCACGCGAGGACAGCGAGGTGCAAGCCTGGTGGCGTGCCTGGCGGCGAACCGGCGAAGCGAGCGAACCGGTTACGGACCAACTCGATCTTGGCGGCAGCCCGAGCGACAACGGCTCGATGATCTGCTTACTGACCGGCATGCCCGTCAAGCCACTTGCCACCCATCCCAAAATTACCGGGCTATCGGGTGTCGGCGGCTTGGCGATGGGCGATGTCCTGGTCGGTTTTGACAAGGACGCGTTCGGCTCGTATGGCCTTAAGCAATCCGCCAACGCAGCCATGGGCGAAGAAGCCGTCCAGAAGTATGTCGACGGTCTGAATGACCTCATCCGAAACCACACCCGCAAGATCGCCAACACCCTGGTCGCGCATTGGTACAAAGACACGATTCCGCTCGAAGACGACCCGCTGGCATTCCTGATGGGCATGGAAACCAAGGAGCAAACCGAAGCCGCCGCGCATGCGGCAGTACGCCGTCTCCTCGATGCCATCCGCGCCGGGCAGCGGACTGAATTAGAAAACAACCGTTTCTACGCTCTGACCGTTTCCGGCGCGGCTGGCCGCGTCATGGTCCGCGACTGGATGGAAGGCCGTTTCGAGGATCTGGTCAGCCATGTCGAGGCCTGGTTCTCCGATCTGGCCATCGTCGCCCGCGATGGTCACGGCCATGCCCATGATCCCAAGTTCATGGCGGTCTGTGGCGCGCTGGTGCGCGACCTGAAAGACCTGCCCGCACCCACCGCTGCCACCTTGTGGAAGGTCGCCGTGCAGGGGCTACCCATCCCGCAACCCTTGATGGCCCAGGCGCTTGCCCGCTTTCGCGCCGACCTGGTGGACAAGGATCAACCTGCTTTCAACCACGCCCGCATGGGCCTTATCAAAGCCTATTTCGTTCGACGCAAACCTGGAGGTGACACAACCATGACTGCTTCATACAACCCCAACCACCCGGCCCCGGCCTATCAGTAAAGCGGCTTTGATTTCCGGATGAACGGCGTTTGAATTCCGGACGAACAATAAATGGGAAAACGCCGTGAATCCTGGATGGTGAATATCCGCTACCAATTCCGGATGATCAACTCACTCGCTGGTTTGCTCCGGGCGCCACCACCCACCGTGTAGTTGATCTCAGCGCGCTCCATTGCCAGCCCTTCGAACGCTTGGCGCATTTCCGGGATGTCGTTTACCGACACCACCATCTTCCCCTTGATCGACCTGGCCAGTTCGGCCATGAGGGCATACTGATCAAGCCCGAAGCTGACGCCGTAGCCCTCGGTGCCCCAGTACGGCGGGTCGAGGTAGAAGAGCGTGTGGGGCCGGTCGTAGCGCTTTACGCATTCGTCCCAGGGTAGATGTTCGATGTAGGTTCGGGACAGGCGCAGGTGGGCGGCGGAAAGCTCTTCCTCAATACGCAGCAGGTTGAGGCGTGGGGCTGCGGTGGTGGCCGTGCCGAAGGTCTGATTGGCCACCTTGCCGCCAAACGCCATCTTCTGGAGGTAGTAGAACCTGGCGGCGCGCTGGATATCGGTCAGGGTTTCTTCCGGGGTCTGTTTCAGCCATCCATATATCTTCCGGCTGATCAAAGCCCATTTGAATTGTCTGACGAACTCTTCGAGGTGATGTTTAACCACCCTGTATAGGTTCACCAGCTCGCCGTTGATGTCGTTGATGACTTCGGTCGCGGATGGCTCTTTCAGGAAGTACAGGGCCGCGCCGCCCGCGAACGGCTCCACGTAGCAGTCATGGGCGGGAAAGAGCGGGAGTATCCGTTTGGCCAGGCGGCGTTTGCCGCCGATCCACGGGATGATGGGGTTTGCCATGTACAACCTCCTGATGCGGTGCTCTCGGCACGCTGATTGGAGGCTCAATGGCCTTCACCTGGTTGATCACCCCACAGCGGGGGCACTTGATGGACAGGCGGATGAATTCCGCTTCCGCCAGTTTTTTGCCGCATGAACCACAACGAACCGTTTCCATTTTTATGTTTTCACGTGATAGCTTCCGGCCCGCTGTGTGCACAGCACGGTGCCTTGGCTAAACGCAGGTTCCATCTGCCAGAGGTGGCCGCGAAGGGTGTTCCACCACCCGTCACGGTCGCACCGTCTCAATGCCTGTAGTTTCCCCGCCCGAATAGCCGCACGGCCCAATACATAGCAGTGCGGGTAAATCTGGACACCCCCAGGACCGTCATGGCCTCCAGAAACGTCCGGTCGGCATCGGCCTTGCGGCCGATCGCCTGATCGTAGAGATAGTCATGGATGATGGCGGCCTTGGCCCAGCGTCCATGCGGCGGAAAGATCGCCCACAACAATCTCGGCGCGCTGGCCAGGTCCGTAACTGTCCCCGCCGGGACACTGATCACTGTGGCGCTAGGGTAGCCGCCAACGTGGTACTCGAACGCTACCAACACCTGCCAGCGATAGCTTTCGAGCATCCGAAGATCGGCGGGGGTGGTGAAGGTGCTCATGCAACGTCGGCGTCTTTTGCCACCAGATCAATCGCGATCAGCGCGCTCTCCAGCGCGGCAGCCACTCCTGCATCATCCAGTACAACGAGCACTGCGGCCTCGCCTTGGTCGCTCTCCCAACGGACAGACTTGACCCATGTCCATTGCGACTGAATACCAGCAAATTCTGGCGACGCTGTCGCCCCGCCAACGAGTAGCTCCATCGCTCGCGCTGTGAGGTTGGCCTGTTTCCAGCCTGGTAGCCGCGCCAGGATGACCTCGCCCGCTTTGGCTTTGATCCGCATCACAGCCGATGCCTGGCTCTCGGCCAGGGTGGGGGGCGGTGGCGCGGGCGTCACGGGGACAGCCTCGACGCGCCAGGCAGCCCCATCCCACAGGACCCGTTCGCCCGCACCGAACGCTGGCGGGGGCGATGCAGTGGCATGGGCTTGGATCAGATGCACGCCAGGCTCCAGCGGTGATTCATCGGCTTGCGAGGTGCCCAGCAGCAGGCCGGTATCGGGGTGGTAGTGGTGGATTTGCATGGTCGTCTCCGGTCAGTATTTGATGCAGGCGAGCAGGGCGATGTTACGCGGGCGCAGCGTTTGTGTGCCCGCGTAAGCGGTCCCACCGCTGGTGGCGCTTCCGGCCCCCATGAAGTAATTCGCGTTGATCCAGGTGAGCAACGGGCCGTTGACATCAGGATTTACTATGCCGACAGCAATTGCTGCGAACGCACCTGCTGAAGATGATTCTGAGTGAACGTAATTGGCGATGGCGGACGAACTCTGAGCCGTACCAAGATTTCTCCCAGCATCCACCCCGCGCCCATCATCCCACCCCCGGATAAACTCGCCGCGCAGGTCGGGCAGGGTGAACGTGGTGCCGCCGTCGCCCACCCCGAATGTGGTTCCGATAGCCGAAAACAGGGCCGCATAGGCTGTGCGAGACACGAGCGCACCGTTGGCCTTAAGGAACCCGGACGGCGCGGTCGACTGGGCGACATGAATCACAGCGCCGGGCGGGAATGGCGATGGCAGCGCAGGCGGCAGCGGGTCCAGCAGCACCATGTCCACGCCGTCGTACTCGGCATCAACCAGTTGCCCGGCCGCGATGACAGCCGCCGCCTTGCTGCCTGAGCTGTCATATTGCTTGACGCTCTTGGCGCCCAGCCCGGAAACGTTGACCGTATCGGTCCCGGTGCCGGCGGCATGGAACTTGGCCCGGAAGCGCTGGCCGGCGGCGTAGGCGGTGATGGCCGGATTGGGGGTGAGCGTGAAAGCGCCCGAAGCCCCGCCCGTGGTGAAGGCGGTATAGATTTGGGCCTGCACGCCAGCCTTGGTGGCGCCGGCATCCAGCCCGGCGAACTTCTCCAGCAACGCCTGCCTGACCTGAGTGTTGTCCCCCTTGTTCAGCGCCAGTCCCGCCCACTCCACCAGCCCCGACAATTCCTCCTGCATCGCGTTCAGGTGCTCAGGAGTCACCTCGGTAGGAGGCCGGTTGGTCGCCGCGTCCTCTCCCACATACATGCCGCCGACGTTGCCGGCTCCATCAATTCGGTGCATAGCGTCCACCCACTCCAGTAATGTCTTCGAACCACAGAAAAACGTGTGCTTGCTTGAAGGCGTCCAGCGCCTCCCACAGGGGCGCCGGATCGACCACGGATCGGTAATAGCGCACGCGCATCACGTAGCGGCTGCGCGTGCTCCAGAGACTCTCGCCAACATGACTGCCTACGCGGAACGGCCCCAGCAGGTGATCCACCAGCACCAGGTCGACGGGGAAGGTCAAGCCCGGCGCGGCGTGGCTCCACAGGCGCTGTCCGACATGGCTGCCGACGCCGAACATGCGGCGCGGCATGGCCTCTGCCAGGTAGCCCAGCGACTCGGCCGCCACGCGGCGATAGGCGTCGATGTGCCAGCTCATGGTGGCCGGCCGGTGTGTGTCGATGGCTGTATCCAGCACGCCCGGCGTGGCGGCCTCGACGCGGGCCGGTTCCTGGGCGGTGCCCAGCAGCAGGGCATCGCCCAGGCCGCCCGCCGGCCAATCCCAGGCGGCGCCGGGTGGCAGCAGGGCCTTGAAGGCGTCGGCGTGGTCGCGGGGCGCGTGGGTGGTGAGGATCATGACCAGACGATGGGAGACAACACCAAGACTTCGCCGGGCGCGACGGCGACGTCGGCGGTCGGCGCGATCCGGGTGTATTGGCTGGTGACGGTAGCGATGGCCGCGTCAATCTCGGCCATCGCGAGCAGCGCGGTCTCGCTGGTCTCTGCCAGCACGGCCGTGGCGATGGCGCCGGTAATGGCGGCGCGATTGCCGGCTGTGTCGTAGCCCGGCAGCAGATGGAGCGACACCGCCACGGGTCGCACCAGGGGGGCCACCACCCGCCAGTCGGCGTTAGCCGGCGCGGTGGCCAGCAGATAGGCGGCCACCGCATCCAGCACGGCCTGGGTAGGCAGGCGGCTGGCCAGGCCATCGCAGATCGGGCGCACCACCACTGTGCCGATGCCCAGGGTGTGCATCTGGATCAGGGCTGTGGTGATTGAGGGGTGGGCAGTCCGCGCCCAGTAGCGGTAATCATCCGGCTTGCCAGATCGGGCGCCGCGTGTGACGACGGTGCGCCACTCGTCGGCCACGCGGGCGCGCCAGTCTTCCAGCGATTCCTCTTCGGCACCGCCGGTGAGGCCAGGGGCGGAAATGGTCAGCGTTCCGGCACAACCCGGGACTGGATCGACCAGGGCGAGAGTGAGGCCTGCGGCTTGGTTTCCGGCGCTGCCCGTGGCGGTGCAGCGGACGGTAACGGGGGTGGAGCCGGCGCCCAGCACCACGGCGGCCAGTACCGTGTAATCCAGGCCGTTCTGGCCGCGTAATAGGGTGCCGGCCAATAGTTGAGTGCCGAGCGTCCCGGTGGCCAGAGCTGAGCCGATGGCGGCGGTGGCCAGTAGCCTATCCACGCCATACAGGGCGGCCCAGTCGTAGAGCCGCTCAAGCTCGCAGGTCAGCGGCGAGCATTGCGCGTCGATCCACTCCAGATAGCCGTGCTGGCTATGGCAGGCGCGCGCCCAGGCCGCCGACAGCGGCCCGCGCAGGACGGCGGGCATATCGGCCAGATCGGCATCGATGCGCGTCTTCAGATCCTCGTAGGTGGGGCGGGCGTAGGCGGTCACAGGGGTATGCGGATGGCGAATTGGCGGCCATTGTGCAGACCGGCGAGGGCCAGCATCACGCTGGAAACGTTTCCCGGCGGGGTGACGTCCGATACTTCTATGCCAGTGAGACCCGGCGCATGCGACTGCAACGCGGTGCGCACCAAGTCCAGCGCCTCACGCCGGGCGGCGCTGCCGAGGGGCTGGCGTCGCACATGCCAGAGGCCACTCCCCGCCTGGGGATTGGCCCACCAGCCCCGGCGCTCGTAGCTGTCCGCCACACGGGCGTCCGGCGCCTCGGCATCAGTGAATAACACCGCGTATACCAGCGTGGCCACGGCGGCATCGGCATCGGCATCGTTCATGGTGGGGTCGTCAAACATCAAATCGAACACGCCGTTATCCACCTGCACCAGTTTCAGCATATCAATTGACTCCCGAGGTCGGCGCGCCCTGCGCATTACTGGTGTGGGTGTGGCTATCGCTCACGTTCTTGCCGTTGACCTCGTACACGCCTGTGACCATGGCGCCGCCCAACACCGTCAGGGTGCCGCCGATCTTCGCGTTACCTGTCACCTCGAACAGCGGCGTATCCGCCAGCACCTTGGTGCTGGCCTTCACTTCAATGATGCCGCCGCGCTTGAGGTGGACGTGATTGCCCTCATCGTCATGCAGCGCCACCTCGCCCTCCACCAGATCCATCTGATAGCGCCGGTCGCCGATGATTAGGGCCACGCCATAGGAGCGGTCACCGGCCGGGAACAGCAGGTAGGTCTCGCAGCCGGGATGCGGCCGGTAGCTGAAGCCGTAGGGCTCAACTCGGGCGATGTTATCCAGCGTCTCATCGTCCAGTACCTGCGCCTGCACCTTGTCCGGGCCGATCAGCAGGCCCCGGCCGTGCGCGAACAGGAGCTGTAGCCGCGCCCACACCTGAGCCATCATTTCTTCACCCCCGCGCCGCGCTTGGTTTGCTTCTTCTCGATCCCGATGAACGCGTCACGGTGCATCACTTGAAGATGGGTGACGCTGCCGCCCTGGTCATCCAGGGAGAAGGCGCGTTCACCGATCAGAAACACCCCATCGATGCCCTCCTGCGGAATGATCACTCGCACCTGGGTATTGATCGCCCACAGTCCGGAAGCGTGGCTCCAGCCCTGCACTTCGAGGTCAAGCCGATGCGCCCGCGCCAGCCGGCGATTGCGCTCCATCAGGGCGCGGCGGCCGCAGCCGCCCACCCCCTGGCCGTGCCGGTCGGCCACGATGTGCATGGGCCGGAAGAAGTTGATCCCGGCGTCCCCGGCGAACCCCTTTAGCGCCGCGTTCGCCTCATGGTCGTAGCCCTTCACCACGTACTCCGAGAAGCGCAACTTGAATTCATCCACCACCCCATAGCGCTTGAGGTTCACCCCATATTCCAGCGTGGCCACGGGTGCCGCGCTGGTCGGGCTGGTGAGGATCAGGCCGCCGTCCGGTAGCGGGTAGAGCAGCAGATCGGCCGCCCGCGCCGCGTTGATCAACGCATTCGCCGGCAACTCGCATTGCATGCTGAATTCAGGCACCACGGCGGTTTGCGAAGCCAGCTTCACAGGCACTTCAAAGCGCTCACAAAGCCGCCTCACAATTTCGCCCAAACGCAGGCCTTTCAGCGTTGTGGAAATCTGGCAATCGACCAGCTCACGCCCGAGCGACCGGGCATCGATGCTGATCGTGTGGCTGTTCGCATCCACCTGGCGATGAATGCTGTCCGGCCGCACCGTCGATACCAGCATCCCATCGACCAGCACTTGCACCACCGTGTTGGGCGTCAGGCCCAGTGCATCCCCGGTGCCGGGCCGGGTAATGGCCAGGCGTACCCCGGCACACAGATCATCCACCGATTCCCGTATCTCGACCTTTTGCCAGAAGCCATAGCGCCGGCCATTGAATAGCAGCTCAACCATAGACCCGCCCCTGCACGAACAGCGGGTGGCGCACCTGGTTGCGCGCCAAGAACACAGCCTCATCGACGCCCAGGCGATGCGCCAGCAGGGTGGCGGGCAGCGGGCCGGCGATGTCGCGAGTAATGGCGGGCTGAAGGTCTTGCGCCAGCAGCGCATCTATCAGGTCCGCGCGCATCGTCGCGGCGGCCTGGAACAGCGGATCGGGCAGCCCCGGTAGCAGCGCGTCGAGCGCCGACACCACGCTGGCCAGCGCCGCGTCGCGGTCGCCCTCGGCCTGGTAGTCCGCCAGTGCGGCGCCAGCGGCGGCGCTGGCCAGCAGCATGCCGCGCAGGCTGGCTTCCGCCGCAGCATTGCTGCGCACTGCCGGGTCTGTGCTGGTGCTGGCAACGCTCTTGACGGCCGCCACCACCTCACTGGCCAGGCGGGCCACCACACGGGGGCGCGCGGTGTCCGGGAAATCATCGTTGTCCGCATCCAACCCCAGCGCATCAGCCAGCCCGCGCAGCGCGGCGGCATACTGGCCGGGGATGGCCATCAGCGCGGCGAGGTCGCCCTTCACGCCCGCGATCAACCCCTGCACCTGGCCCGCCCAGGTCAACGGCAGGGTGGCCATCGCGATCACGGTGCGCAGCCCTTCCAGCCTGGCGTGCACCTTGGCCAGGAATTCCGTCATCGCGGTCGCGCTCATGGGCCGGAGCGCGAACTTCTCGACAGCCTCATCTGCCGCCTTGCGGATGGACGCGGCCGCCACGTCTTCCTTGCTCCAGCTCCAGCCGAAGTTTTCTGAGAAATCCCGTGCTACGCCGGAACTCCGCACCACCAGGGTACTGCCGGGCACGAACTCCAGCGAGATCGTGCAGAACCCGCCCTTATCGTTGCTCTCATGGACAGACCAGGAATGCGCCTGCACCCACACCAGGCCCAGCCAGGGGTGCAGCAGCCAGTCGGCGCCGGGGGTGGCCAGCTTGTCCAGGAACAGGTTGCGCTCCAGGTCATAGTCGGGGCCGATGAAATAGGCGTTGAGCTTGTAGCCGGGAGACTTGCCGCCCAGGTCTTCGACCAACGGCGCCTCGGCGCCAGGGAACTCATGCACCACCAGGCGGCGGCCGCCTGACGTCTCATGCGAGTCGGTCAGGAACTCGAAGCCCCGGAACGAGGCGCGGGCCTGGCGATCTGCCCAGCTCATCGCGGCGCCCCAGTGTGCACGTTGCCGGTGTTCATCGTCGCATCGACGCCCTTGGTCGCCAGGCGCGCCCGAGTGACATGCACGCGATCATCGGTGACGGATACAGTCACATCGGCCTGCATCCGTGGCGCGGGGTGGTTCGCCGCGCGCAGCTTGGCAAGTTCGACTTCCGCTTGTTTTTGGGCTCGCATTTTGTCGCCGTTGAACCACTCCCACAGGTGACCGCCAGAGTCTGTCGCCTTGGCAATCGACGTGCCGATCTCCCACCCTGCTCCAGCCGCCGCAACCGGCGCCAGGACCTTGCCACCCAACCGTAGCGCCTTTCCGGCGGCTGGGCTCTTCGCCAAACGGCCGGCCCTGTCTATGGCGCCCGTAACCCCCTTCGGCAGCTTGCCGCCATTCATTAACGCGGATGCACCAGCTGTAGCGGCCAGCGCCGCGAGCGCGGTGGTCGCGGCCACGGTGGCCGTGGCCAGGGCCGGGTATTTCTGCGCCAGGTCGCTGAAGATGTCGGCGGCCTTGCCAATGGCCGGGGTCAAGTTGTCCATCGCCGCTTTTTGCGCGATGTCCTTTTGCTGCTGCGCTTGGCGTACCTTGAAGCCGCTGACGCCGCTCACCAGCTCATAGTTCCGGTCCACCGCGCCGCCGCTGGCCACATCGTTGGCCTTGACCTTAGCCAGCACATCCCGCATGTAGTCCCGGTTATTCATCATCCCGAGCAACGCCATCATGGCCTGGCGATCCTGGATCAGTTGGCCGATCCCCGCGCCCTGGGCGATGGTGGCCATGCTCTCCAGCGCGGCACGCTTTTCGTCACCAGATCGAGATCCAGCCAACTGCTTTTGCAGGGCCTGATAGTCAGCGCGTTTGGAGACGGTCTGGCCGACCAGGGCGCCGAACGCATCGACGGCATCCACGCCCTTGGCGCGCTGCTGCGCGAGGTACTTGGGCAAGTCGACGCCCTGCTTTTTGGCATCGATAGCGGTTGATTCAGCGTTGATTTTCGCCAGCAAGTTGACGACGTTGTTTCCAGCCTCCTCTTTGCTGCCTGCCGTGGTCGCGGCGGCCTGGTTGAGCGCCGCCAACTTGGCGAAGCCGGCGCGTCCGGACATGCCCGACAAGGTGGCCGCCGCCATCTGCTGCGGCAACCAGCGCGCCATATCCTTCAGCTCGAAACCGCCCGCCTGTCCCGCCGCAAGAGCCATGTTGAGCACGTTAGGCATATCGGCCGCGCCGATTTTGAAGGTCTGCATGGCACGGATGCCGATCTGCGATAAGGCGAGTGCATCTGTACCCGATGCGGCGCTGGCCTTCATTAGCCCAGGCAGCATGGTCATCGCGTCATTACTACCCACCACACCCGAGGCAATCAGCGTATCAAGCGCCTCGGCGGCTTGCTCGCGGGTACCGCCGCCGCCCTTACCGACTGATTTATTGACTGCGGCTTCAAGCTGCGCCATCCCGACCTTACGGCCCTTCACATCGCGTTCGGCGAAGGCCGTATTGGCCATGTCCGCCAGCCGCTCGTCGTAGCCCATCGCCGCCTTGGCCGGGTCTCTCAACACATACCCGGCGGCGGTGATGCCGGCGCCGATCGCGGCGGCGGTCTTGATGCCCGCCATGACCTTCTGCTGGGTGGTCAGCTTGCCCATCTCGTTGGTGAGCTGCTCCACCTTGCTGCGCATCGCCTCGGCGGCGCGGGTCTGTTCCTTGAATGACAGCGTGCCGGAGTCGCTCAATCGGTTGTACGCCGCCACCGTCTTGTCGATCTCACGCTGGATGGTCTGCTCGGAGCGCATCCCCAATGCCTCGCGAGCATGGGATAGCCGCTCATAGCTGGTGCGCTGGCGGGCGGCGGATCGTTCCGCATCAGCGGCCGCCTTCTCGGCGGCACGCTCCATCGCGGTCGCCGCTTTCTCGGTTGCCGCAACGCTGGCGGTGGCCGCTTTCTCGGCGGCACCCTGCACGGCCTTGAGGCCAGCATCGACGCCGGCGTCCTGCATCTTCAGGCGGACTTCGACGTTCACGGCCGAGTTAGACATTAAAAAAGCTCCAGTACCGGGGGGTATCTGGAGCTTATCTAACCGCTCTAGCCTGGCTCAGGCGGGAAACGTTTCCCGCTGTAGCACAGGCGTCTCGCCTGAGTCGTGGCGTTTGTTGGGTTACGGCGCCTAACCCAACCTACTCGAACGTTCGCCCATCCATCGCCGCCGCCAGCCTGGCCCACATGAACAGCTCAGCCAGGGGCAAGGACTTGGCTACCGGCAGGGGTTGGTTGAGCACCTTCGCCACCAGCCCCACGGCGGTCAGGATGCGGACTACTTTTTTTCGGCAGCATCCTCGCCGGGGGCGGCGTCGTCGGCCTCGTCGGCCATCAGCAGCGCATCGGCGATCGCCTCGGCGGCGCGGTAGTCCTTGCCGCGCAGTTGCAGGATAAGCGCCTCATCGGTGCCGGACAGGCTGGCAATCAGCGCGATGCGCTGCGCCACGCCACCGCGTTTATCAAAACTCAGGTAGTCGGCGGCGGTGGTGTAGTCGCGGAAGGTCAGGCTTTCGACCGTCGTCTTGCCGAAGGTGAGGGGGTGTTTCAAGGGTAGTTTCATGGTTTCCTCACGCGAGAATTTCAGCCAACCGCCCAGCGGCCAGCCGCCCCTTGGCCACCAGATAATCCAGCCCACCCGCCACCTCGGGCGAATCGATGTCGATGCCGGCGCTGGCGGTCGTGATCTTGAGCAAGAGCAGTTGGGCTGTAGCATCGCCGCCATAAGCGAGTTGGTTGATGCCGATTAGCTCGGGCGTCGTGAATAGATCGCGGAACTCGCCGGCTGTGATACGGCGCGGCGCCCGGGTGCGTGGGGGTAATAGATCCTCATCCCCAAGATCGTACAGCGTGGCGGTGCCGTCTCCGCGCGGCACGCACGCGAGATAGGGGAGATCGTTCTGGGTGAGGGGGAGCGTGGCGGTTCGCATGGGCTTTAGATCCCCGCGATGGCGGTGATAAAGAGCTGTAGCGCAGTCTGCGGGGTAGCCCCGTTGGAGAATGCCAACCGGACGTACCTGCCCGGCGGGATGCCCTGCGTGGACATCTGCGCGGAACTGATGTTGCTGAACGCGTTCGTGTTCGCGACGCCTGCCCCGAACGCGGCCGGGACATTGGAATTCCAGACGACCCCATCGTCTGACCACTGCGTTGACAGCGATTCACCGGCGCTGGCTACGCCATATTTACAGAATAGTAGCCGCGTGTGCTGTCTCGTCGCTGCCGGGCCGAGGTCTAACGTTTCTCCCGGCACCCACGCGCCAGCCGATACCGCGCCGACGTTGGTTCGGATTTCGATAGGCGGGGCAGTCACTGTCACCTGCCGGCCCGTGGGGTCGGTCAGCAAATGCCGCTTCAGGCCGCCCCCATCGACGCCGGAGATGGAAAGCGGCGGTAGTGTCGGCGCGGTGCCTGTCGCAGCAGTGCCGGCCACCGGTACCGCCGCCGCCCGCAACTCGGTATTGGTGAGCGGGCTGGCATCACCGCCAGCGCCGCCCGTACCAGCTACCAGGAGCTTGCCTTCCGCATCGCACGCCAGTTCAATCCAGTGCACCGAACCGTCTGGCGCCGTGTATTTTCCGAGTGGATTGCTCATGTCAGGAAATCTGCTCAGAGGTGTTGGCCATGATGGTCATTTTCGACTCGCCATCACCCACGCCGATCGGCTCGGCGACGAATGCCTGAGACAGCATGTGGACGTGGCCGTCAGCCAGGCGGACGGTGACATCCTCGCCAGCGATGGCATTGAGCGCGATCACATCGACGCCGCCGAGCAGGTTGATCGAGAGCTCCAGCTTCGCCGGGGTGCCGGATTCGACGAAGCCGCCATCCTCGGGCAGGCGGCCCGCTTTGTGGTCGCGCTTCTTGCCGCTGGGGGTGAAAGTGCCGGCGTTGGCGGAGAGCGGCAACTTGCCGATCGACGGCACGCTGACGGTGCGGATGTTGTTCATTTGGGCCATGGTTCAATCCTCTGCGAATTGGTTGCGTGGTTTCCCTCACCCCAGCCCTCTCCCAGGGGGAGAGGGGGAAGGTCAGGCGGTTTTGCGGAACTGCGCGCGGCCAGCCAGGATGTAGAAGGGGCTCAGGATCACCGGCGTATCCAGGTAGTTGAAGCGGCTGGGGTTCAGCGGGTCTTGCTCCACCACCAGGTTGTCCTTGTAGTAGGCGTACTCCTGCACCCAACCGTATTCCTGCATCAGCGTGTGCTGGTACAGGCTGAGCAGGTAGGCGCGCACGTCGTCCACGGTGGTGATGCGCAGGCCGGGGCGGTAGCCCTCATTGGTCTTGGCCGCCGCCGTGCCGACGAAGCGCTTGATGGCGCCGATGCGCTGCTCATAGCGGATGCGCTCCATCACCTCGGCGGCGTTGATGTCCAGGAAGGCATCATCGGTGCTGCCGTCCGGGCGGTACTGGTACATGGAGATCAAGCGCTTGAGGCTGCAAGAGCCGTCGCGGGTCACCTGCATCACGCTCATGCCCTTGAACAGCAAGCTGTTGGCGTTGGTCCAGTCGTGATAGCTCACCCCGATCATGCCGGGCAGGGCGATGCCCTCCAGCGACTCCACCGGATTGTTGTACAGCTTCGGCGCGGCGGCGGCCGTGACGATGGCGGCGGCCTCCCAGGTCGAGGTCGGGTTCAGCTCCAGCGACAGGCAGGCGAGGTGTTCGGCGTTGCGGGCCGTGCCGTAGGCCACCGCGCTGGCGTAGTCACCCCGGTGCGCGGTGAAGGCGCGGAAACCGGCCTGGATGGGCGGCGCGTAGCGGGCCTGGCTCTCGGTATGCCAGGCGGCCAGGGTGGCGGCGTCATTGATGCCGAGCGCGACGTAGCGAAACCAGCGCTGGCCGATGATGGTGCTCAGGGCGCCCGGCGCCGGGTCACCCGTGCCGCCCGCCAGCGCGGCGAGGGTCAGCGCCAGGCCGGCCGGGTTGGTTTCGCCATACAGGTTCAGGCGCAGGTCGATCGCATTGCCGCAGGTGCCCTTGTGGCGCGCGGTCAGCGTCACCACGCCCAGGGCGGATGTAGCCGTCACCGGGATGTCTGCGCCGGCGGCCGTGATGGCGTCCACGATGGCGGCGGCAATCTGGGTGGTGGTCTGGCCTGTAGCCATGGCCACGGTCACCAGGCGCCCGGCGATGTACAGGGATAGCGTGCCCGCCACCGTGGGGACGGCGGTCACCGTAAGCGTGCCCGTTGCGGCCACCCCGGCGACGTTGTCGGCATAGGGCAGGATGTAGAGGTCGAGCACCGGGTCGACGGCGCGGTAGCGCGCCGCCATCTGCGCCAGCATGGAGCCGGCGCCGGCCTTGGCCACCGCATCCGCCACCCCGCTGACCTGGACGATTTCACCGGCCGCCGCCGTGCCCGTGGCCAGCTTCTGGCCGACCAGCAGCACGGCGGGGATGTCACCCCCCAGGCCAGCCTGGGAACCGTCGATTTCAACGTAGGCGCCGGGATAGCGCAGGGCGGCGGGGATTTTCTGGAAACTGAGCATGAGTTACTCCGGCAGAGGGTTGAGACAGGTCAGGCCCGCGTAATTCGGCGGGTCGGGCAGGTAGTTGGTTATCACGGCATCGAAGGCGTAGCGGTCGGCCCAATACTGGTCACCATCCGTGTATTCCAGCACCCGGCCGCCGTCCCACTGGATGGGCCGCACGTCGGGTTCAATCTCCCAGCCCAGCAACAGGGTTTTTACGGCCTGGCGATAGCGCAGCAACTCATCGTCGGTATCGCCCTGGGCATGGGTGCGGGCATTGGTGATAGCTATCACCACATCGAACACCAGCCGCACCTCCTCGGCGCGCTCCCCGGCATGGCTCACCTTGTCCGCCGCCCGCACGATCCAGCAGGCCGGCAGGGGCAGCGCCTCCGGGCGCAGGCGGGCGTATTCCGCCGCGCCAGCCACCTGGCGAAACCACAGCCCCTCGAAGCCGGCGGGCTTGGGGGTCAGGTAGTCGATTAGGGGCTTGAGGGAGAGCATTACCAGTCCCCGGCCGTTGTAGTGGTGCCATAGCGCGCCGGCGCGCTCTCGATCACCACCAGGTCGCCAGAGGGCGCCGGATCGGTGGGCGCGGGCGGGATCAGATTCACATCGCCGCGCGCATGGGATTTCAGGGTGTCGATTACCCCTTCGTAGGCTTTGCGCACGTCTTCCGTCATGCGCTCCGCCCCTTGCAGGTAATAGAGCGCGATGGTGGACGCCAGTCTGGCCAACAGCGTGGTCTGCACCGTGGCGGGGATGCCATAGGACAGGATCAGCGCATCGGCATCATTCAGCGCCTGATCAACGGCTTCCAGCGCCAGCACCAAGGCCGCCTGCGCCTCCGGCGTGAAGCCGGACAGATCGCCACCCGCCACCGCCGCGCGCAGGGCATCGTCCGGCACCATGTCCAGGTCCGCCGGCACGGCGAGCTGGGCCAGGCGCCGCGCGTTGCTGCGCGCCAGCAGATCGGAGCGGGTAGCGAAGGGCATGGCTTACTTCTTCGCCTTGGCGGGCCGGCGAGGCGCCGGCGCTACAGGGGCCGCCTCGGCGGCGGCCTCGGCATCGGCCTGGGCTTGCAGGCTGGAAGCCTGCGCTACCTCGCCCGCGTCCACCCCCGTGGCCATCGCCACGGGGGAAGCGGTGTCCGCGCCAACATCTGCGGACGGCTCGGGGGGGGTATGGGGTGCAGCTGCCGGGGTGGCGGCGGTAGTGGGGGGCTCAGCATTCGCGGTGCCATCCGCATTCGACGTAGCGTCCAGGCCCTCGTAATCCACCGGCGTGTCCTCCGACACCTCCAGCATCTGCTCTTCATCCAGGCGCCGGGCGGTGGCATCGTCCACCGTCACCAGCGCCCAGGCCAGGGTAAACAGCATCCCGCAGCGATAGAACTGCTGGGCGCCGCTCTTGGGTTTGACTCGTACATGCAGATCCATGACCGTCTCCTATTGACAGGGCGCGTCGGCGCGCCCCTGTAGCGCCGGCATCCCTGCCGGCGTCTGTTGGGCTTACAACCAGGGCGTGACGTGCAGGTTGACCTTCTGGTAGTTGGTATTGCTCGCCCCGTTGGCGTTCTGAACCGCCTTCAACAGCGTCTCAGCGGCGGCCATGTTGGCCGAGCCGCACACCAGCAAGTCCGGCTTGATGCCCAGTTTGCGGCCGCCATCGCCCTTGAATTCCATCATCGCGGCATAAGCGGCGTTGAAGTTGGCGGCGTCCAGGGTGGCCTTGGAGCCGAAGGCGCACTGCCAGAAGCCATACGCCGCGTTGCCTCGCCAGCGTCCGCCGTAGCTGTACACGTCCTGCTCGAACACGCTGCCCGAGTTCGCCGCCGAGGTCTTGGCGACGAACTCGGGCGCGATGCGTTCCTGGAGGTAGATCGGCGCCGCCGCCCGCTTGGTGCACAGCAGAATCCAGGGCGCCCCGGCGCCGGCCTGCATGTTGCTCACGCTGCCCGCCACACCGGTACCGTCTTCGTTCGGATAGACCGGGTGGTCGGTATCGAAGAAGTACTGGCCGTCGTAACAGGTGGACGCGAAACCGCCCGCCAGCGCCTGGAAGATCAGGTCGTTTTTCAGATCGGTTGCGGACTGGCCGGCGCCCTCGGCAATGGTGCCGTACTGGCCGATGTCATCGTCCTCGATGTCCGTTCGCTCCACGTCCACCGTGGCCTCGAACTTCCGGTTCATGACGATGTAACCGTGCTCGGCATAGACCTTGTGCAGGCGGGCGCCAACCCACTCACGGAAGGCCGGGAACTGGCTCAACCACTTGTAGGTGTTGCTCTTGCCGCCGCTCTTGACCAGCTTGGCGACGATCTTCCAATCGTCCGGCGACATGGCCAGGCCCGCATTCCAGCGGGCGACCAGGGTGGTCTTGAGTGCATCGATTTGTGCTTGCGTGACAGCCATTGCGATCTCCTAGTGCGTGAGGGGTGCGGCGGCGGCTGGCTTACGCCGAGGCCTGGGCCCGCTTGAAATCTTCCGGCTTCACACCCATGCGGGTGCACATCGCCAGCTCCGTTTCGGTCAGCCCTGCCCCGCCGCCCGGTTTCCCATCCGCCTGGGGGCCGCCGGCAATGGGCAGCGGCTTGGTGGCGTCCAGGTATTCGGTCAGCGCGGCGAGCGATTGCTTTTCCGCCCAAGGCTTCTGCGCCGGGGTCAGGCGGCCATCGGTCAGCGCGGCGGCCAGCACGTCGGCATGTTTCGCCTTGTCGGCGGCCAGGGCGGCGGTGGCTTTCTCCTGTTCCAGAGTGGTGACCTGGGTTTTCAGGCCATCGCGTTCCGTGGTCAGGGCGGCGAGCTTGGTGCTCAGCCCGTCACGTTCAGCGGTCAGCGCCGCCAGCTTGGTATTCAGGCCGTCGCGCTCGGCAGTGAGCGCGGCGAGGGTCTTTTCGTCCGCCATGGCGGCATCCTCCTCGGGGTGGGTAAACGAGCGTGCCAGGTCGGCCAGGGCTTCGAGCCCGTCGATACCTGGGGTATTGGTCAACGTGACCGCGACGATTTCCAGCACCTCGCCGGTCACGGTGGAGTAAGCGAACAGGGCGCTGATGTAGCGGTATTTCTTGGCCGCGATCAGGTCGGCGGTATCACCAACCCACTTGATTCCTGTGGCCCACAGGCCTGAGCCTTCACGCCACTCCAGCGTGCGGGGAATCCATCCAGCCGCCTCATTGCGCTTGCCGTTCTCGGCGCTGCGCAGGCCCTGGTGTTCGAAGTCGACAACGATGTCGGTTTTCTGGCTGGCGGCCAGCGCAATCACCCGAGCGGCGACCGTGGCGTCCAGTTGCCAGGCAGCACACTCCACCGGGCGCACATCCACCGACCGGAACGGGCCAGGCGGCAACAGATGCGCCTCAGTCGGCACGGCGCCATCCTGTCCGAACTCAAAGGACATGGCGGCAATGCGGGTCTTGTGGGGAGTGGCTGGCACGGTGCGGCTCCGGTTGCGATGGAGCCAGTTTCGCGGGTCAGCGAGAGTGGGTTAAGGCGGGAAACGTTTCACGCGGGCCAGCCGTGGGGCGGAATGCAGGAGAGGCGTTTTGCGGGGGTTTCGTGCGCGGATGGGGCCGTCCTATGCCCGATACCCAGAAAGCGCCGTTCAAATGCCTTTCACATGCGATATGACGGGTTCGCGCCCAATCAGAACAGATCAGCCTGCCGATCATCCGCATCGCGGCAGATGTTGCAGATCATGCGCGAGGTCAGACGGTGCTGACGGGCCAGTGTGGTCAGGCTGGCGGCATTGAGCCGGTCTTTCCGGATCTGCGCGTTGCGCGCGACCTGGAACAACTTGTCCGCCTTTGGCATGGCCACCCGGCCGTTATCGTCCAGGTGTGCAGCCAGGGCGATGCGTAGTCGGGCCAGCTCGCTCGGCTCCAACCCCAGCGCCTCGGTACGGTGCAGGGGGACACTGACATTGACGCCGCCGTGATCCACCAGCCAGTCCCGCGCCCTGGCATAGCCCAGCGCCCGCACCACGGCGCGCAGCACCGCAGGCAGCACCTTGAGCAGCTCATCGTCCACGGCCGGCCAGACCGGCTCTACGGCCGGGGGCTGGTGGTGGTGGCGGGCGTGGCGGGCGGACATGGCGGCAGATCAGCGGGCGAGCCAGGCCTTGAGGGCCTCGGTGATGGCCTGGCATTCCGACCGGCTCAAGCTGTCCAGGTCAGGAATCTCGCGCCGGGTCTGGCGGGCGCAGAAGGCCAGCAGGGCCGAGCGGGTGGCGGTGTCCACCTTGCCCGCCTGGCCGAGCAGGCCCCACAGGCGCACCAGGTGGCCGATGCGCGCCGGCACCGGTGTGGCAGCCTGCCCGGCGCCGAATACCTTCTTCTGGCGCGGCCAGCCCCGGCGCTCGTAGTCATCCAACACCGCGCCCAGCTGCGGCACGTTTAGGCTGCTGGCCGACATGCGCCCGCCCACGGAAACGGCGCCGTGGCGGCTGAGCAAGTCGCGGTGGGTATCGTCACACCAGCCCGGCAAGTTCTTGAGCGCCCAGGTCTTGGCGATGCCGACCAACTGGCGGTAGTGCTTGGCCAGGTCGCTCATGCCGACCTCCTGACCGCGTACCGGCTCGTCACGACCCGCGCGCCATCCGCGAATTCGACCAGGGCGGAGTTTAGGGCGCCGGTAGCCACGATGCGGCAGGCCTGCCCATGGCGTTCCGGCAGGTACTTCTTCCAACGCCAGATATGGGTGAGGGCGTCAGTCGTCATAGCCCCTCCAGAACTGATCCACCTTCCGTTCCCAGCGCCTGACCATCCACATGGCCGCGCCGATGCAGCTCAAGCGGATGCCGATGAAGACCCACGATAGCCATGGCATTTCTATTCCCCCTGTAGCGCTGCCAGCAGCTGCTGGCAGCGCGCCCTGTTCTTGGCCTTCTCTTCTTGCGAGAGCGGCGCCCTGGCTTCTTCCGCCAGTTTGATTTGCCGGCCATTTTCCCAGCCTTGCAGCCAGGCCGCACGGCGATCAGGGCGGCGGTACGGGCAGGCATCCTTCTCCACGCCGCGCACGCCGCAATAGCTCGCCTCTTCTCGGATGGTTTCGAGCGTGAGGAACATGATCGCCAGCCCAATCACAGCGCCGCCACGTCCAGGCTGATGGCCTGGTACTGGTCGCTGTTGCCGATGCGCTCATAGAAGCGCACATAGCTCTTCGAGCCCACCACCCGGATGCTGTCGCTGATGGCCTTCATCGCCTGCTGCCACTTCTCATCGCGGATATCCAGGCGGCGCAAGCCCAGCACCCGGCCCATGTTGATCTTGCCTTCCTTATCCGTTTGGAAGGCGTCCTGCACCAGCACCTTGATTTCCGGGCGGCTGTCATGCGACCAATCCGTGATGCACACGTCGATCAGGCACTTGGCGGCCTGCAAGCGCTCGTCGAAGGCGATGTGCTCAGCCACCGCGACCTGAATCTTGTAGCGGCCGTCAAAGCTCACCAGGGTGAGGTTGCCCTTGCCCTTGCCGCCGCGCGGGGTGATGCCGTACTGCTCGAACGATAGGTCGACGAAGGCCTGGATATCCCCGAAGGCCTCGGCCTTGAAGTCGCGCAGCACCGCGCCCACCGCCTTGGCTTTGGTGAGCAGCTCGCCCACCAGGGCATCGCGCGCCAGGTCGATGGGCGCAATCATGGTCTCGGGCACCAGACGGCCCTGGGCGTCGCGGCGATAGCCGGCGGGGATGATGGATTCATTCATGGTCAATCTCCTGTAGCGCCGGCATCCCTGCCGGCTGGGTTGGGATGGGGGCGCCGTCCAGCACCGCGCGCAGGCTTTGCAGCCCGGTGCGGGTGCCGTCGCGTGTACGGGCGGGTTTGCTCCCTCCCCCGCTGGGGGAGGGCTGGGGTGAGGGAACGGCGGCGGATGAAGCGGCGCGCGCTCCCTCACCCCCGGCCCCTCTCCCGCTGGGAGAGGGGGGAATACCGATGGGCGTTTCGCCCCGCCCTCGAGCGATGCGCGCCTGCTCGTTGGCGGAATCGGCCTTCGCCGCGTATCCGGCGATGATGGCCAGCAGGTAGCCGTGGCTCTTCAGCGGCAGGGTCAGGCGGTCGCGGCCGACGATCATTTCGTCCATCGCCTGGCGCCAGTACTCCACCGGCGCCGGGTACCACACACCGCGCCAGGTGATCTTGGCCTCCAGGATCATGGGCAGCAGATCTTCCAGGATCGTGGCGGCGCGGCTGCTCGACAGCGCCCGCTGCGCCGGCCGGAACAGTCGCAGGTATTGCTGCACCTGCTGCGCCAGCGGCGCCGGGGCAGACAGCGCCAGCAGCAGGGCGCGCGACGCCGCCACATCCGCCATGTAGGCATCGGGCGGGCCATAGAAGCCGCAGGAGGGGCAGACGAGTTTCATGGTTACCGCACAGCCCAGGTGACGTGCACGTCCGGGCAACCCACCGGGTGGTGGATCGGGTTGCGGTCCAGCACCAGCTCGGTTTCCACACCCGGCCGGGTGGACAGGCGGAGAAAACACACGCGACAGCCACGGTCGCGCATCTGCCGGATAGCGCGGTTGGCCTCGGCCAGCCGCGCCAGCATCCAGTCGCTAAACACCACCGGCTCGGAGGGGATCAGGTCGATTATCGGGTCGTTCATGGCGCAGTCCTTAGAGGTCATAGGGGCCGACGCTCTTGGCGCGGCAGGTGGAACAGAGGCGGTTATGCGGCCCCTGGCTGGCGAAGGGCTTGCCGCAGCACAGGCACTGGCGCTGCGTGGTGGCCAGGCGCGGGATGCGCTGCTCGTAGGCGGATGTCTTGGCGGACGCTGTAGCGCAGGCATCCCTGCCTGCGTCTTCGGGCAGGCTGGAAGCCGGCGTGACAGGCCGGCTGTGCCGTTCATCGCGGTCCTTGTCGATGGGGGCGTAGGGTGAACGCTGCTCGGACTGGGCTGCCACGTTCAGCGCGCGAACTTCGACGATGGGGTAATTCAGCCAGGTCTTGCATTTCAATACCTGGTTCTCAAATCCGATGTAGTCGCCCGGTGCGAGGGTGGCGTTCATGATCGTCCGACCATTCCATGCAAACCCCTGGAACGGCCGGGTAGCCACGATGACGCCTTGCTGGATGTCGAACTCCAGGAAGTCCTGGCCGTGGTCCTCAATCACCACCGTGCAGCCGGCTACCGGATTGATCTGGTCTGGCTCGGGCCGGCGGGGCGCCGGCGCTACTTTAGTTGCGCTCATGTCGCCCCCTCACGCCACCGATTGCAGGCACAGCACCTGCCGCGCCACCGCATCCACCAGCTTCACTGTCAGCGGCTGGCCCCGGCGGAAGGCGCGGATGCCGGACACCAGCCCCTCCACCAGCATCCGGGCGGAACCCCGCGCGAACTTGTGCATCCTGGCCACCACCTCCTCCGGCACCTCCTCGGCGCCGAAGCCGGCCTGCACCAGCGCGGCGGCATCCTCCGCCGTGATTTCCTTCACCGTCTCCGGCCAGAATCCCGTCCTCGAACGAATCTGGTCGAACTGGCCATGCATCGGCTTGATGATGCCGGTCAGGTGTTCCGTGCCCGCCAGGACGATGCCGACGTTGGACAGGTCGCGTAGCCGGCGCAGGGTGTGGAGCTGGTGCGGGGTGAGGGTCTCGGCCTCATCGACGATCAGCAGGCTGTCGGTATTGCGCAGGGCATCCACCACGGCGCGGAACTTGTCGTCGATGCTGCCGCGCCCGTCATGGCTCGCCACCTCGCGCGCCAACAGCTTCACCAGCGATTGCGGCGTCATGGTGGGCGTGGACTCGATCAGGTGGGTATTGGGGTTGGTCCGGGCGTAGTGCTTGAGGGCGAAGGTCTTGCCCGTGCCAACGAAGCCGGTGAACACCGCGAAGTTGCGATAGGTGCGCGCCATGCGGCAGGCGGTGACGGCCAACTGGTAGACGCTGGTCTCCACCGGCGCCATCACGTCCTGGCTGGTCTCGTCGGCGTGGCGCATGGCCGATTCAACCTTGCGCAGCAGCGGGGCCGGGGGCGTGGCATAAGTGCCCTTGAGGATCTGGTTGAGGCTGGAAGCCGAAATGCGCGCCAGCCTGGCAAGCGCCGCCTGGGTATAGCTGCGCTCCGCCATCCAGGCCTGGATACGGCCGATCAGTTCCGCGTCGGCGGTGGTGTAGTGGGAGGGGAAGTTTTCGGGCATGGCGATTCCTCAGTCGATGTCAGTCAGGTCAAGAATCAGGGGGGTGTCGTCTTCGTCGATCAGCGTGGCCTCGCCCTCGAGGGCGGGCAGCGCGCCGGTGGCCACCGCCTCGGCATCGATGATTCGGCCGGCGCGGGCTTGCTGCTCGTCGATCTTCTTTTGCAGGCGCTTGGTGGCATCCTCGACCCGCGCGATGCGCTTCTCTTCCAGCCTGTTGACTGGGATCGCATCCTTCTGGCGGATCAGGTTGGCGTCACAAATCCAGCGGCCGGCATCGGTGCGGATCACCGCGATGCGGTCATCCATCAGGTCGTATTCCAGGACCACCTTCGCGCCGTTGAAGGCGTGCAACTCGGGGTGGCCATACTCGCGCTTGCCATGTTTCAGGCTGGCGCGCTGCACGGTCAGCATCACGGCCTGGCGCTTGAGTTCGCAGACGCTGGCAGTGGGCGGGATGGGCGCCAGGCCAGCCCACAGCGAGGCACGGGTTACCGTCTTGTCTTCGGGGTGCGGGCGCTGGGCGTAGCGATCCAGCCAAGCGTTGAAGTCATGCGCGAATTCGGCCAGTGACGGCGGCGTCATCCGCCCGGCCTTGACCTCGCGCACCGTGCGCATGCTGGCCTCGGCGGCAATCTCGTCACCGCAGTAGAACTCCGGCCGCCAGAGCTTGAGGAAGTCATCCTTCATGATTCGAAAGAACCGCTCTATCCAGCCCTTGCCGTGCGGGTTACCGGGGATTGAATGGATGATCTGCTGCACCCCGGCGCGGGCGTAGAAGCCGGTCAGCTCATCATCCATCAGCTTGTTCTTGTAGCCGCTGCCGTTGTCCACATAGAGCATCAGCGGCACATGGTTCCAGCGAGCGAAGGCCTCCGCCCACATGTTCTGCACCGCCACCGTGCCTTCGTGCTCATCAGCACGCCAGCCCACCACAACCCGGCTGCGCAGGTCGATAGCCACAGTCAGCTCCGGGCGCCAGATGTCGCCAGTGACGGGGTGGGCCAGATACACGTCGGCGCGGTAGCCGTCGGCCACGTACACATCGCCGGGTAGGGCGTGCTCGGTAGAGCGGCGGATGAATGCCTTCTCAGTCAGGCGATACAGGTTCTTGCCCAGCCGCGCCGGGCTGTTGCGCCCCATCATGGCCGGCACACCGGAGAGGTAGCCGCGCACCTGGTCGTAGGTGCAGGCAAAACCATCAACCTCCATCAGGCGGCGGTGGACCGCGCTCATGTCCGGCTTGCTCGGCGCGTTGTAATACTCCAGCGCCGGCCCCCACCAACTGGACGCCTCTACAACCCGGCCCTTGTGGTCGGGCAGCAGGGCGGACACGCCGCCCTCTCGGTAGGCGGCGCACCACTCGCATAGGGTGGAGCGGGTCGGCGCCGCGCGCTGGGCCTTGGCTGTGGCCACTACCGCCACGGCGACGTGGCCGGGTAGGCGGCCCTCAATGGCGCGGGCCAGCAGCAGCATCACCGCGTTGTTCTGGCTCACGCCCTGGCGCATCAGTTCGCCCACATAGGACACCACCGTCTCGCGCTGGATGGCGGTGCCGCGCGCCGCATCGGTGGACTCGCGCCAGGGGTCGCGGGCACGCAGGGACAGCACCTTTCCGGTGGGCAGCACCGCCGGGACTGTTTTCCCCGGCACCGGCCCGCCTGTTTCGATCCGCATCACCATGGCTGTCGCCCCTCGCATGGCTTAGCCCGCCTTGTTGGCGGCACCCTTGGGGCGGCCCGGTTTACGTGGCTGCTCGGCGGCTCGCTTCTGCTCGCGCAGCGCCTTCTCGGCATCGGCGCGACTCTCGATCAGGGGCGCGTCATGCAGCCAGCGGGCTGCCTCTTCGGGGGTCAGGACGTGCTGGGAGAGAATGCGGGCGGGCATGTCGGCCCGGTCCCACGCGGCGGCCATGGACTCCACCAGGTCAATCGCCCGGGCGGCGGCCAGATGGGCGGCGACCCACACCTGTTCCATGCGCAGGCGGTGCTCGGCATCGACGTGGTCGGCGGCGATTTCCTCGAACTGCATTCGCAGGCCGTTCAAATGCACTTCCACGCCCTTGCCCAGCGCCAGGCATTCCTCGCGCACTTCCTCGGTACGGGCCATGAAGGTGGTGAGCCGGGTCTTGGTGGCGGCGGCCTGGAGGTTCTTCACCTGGCTTTGCTCAAGCTCCAGGGAGGCCTTCAGGTTGGCAACCTGTTTTGACTCACCCGATGCGTGTTCGCGCACTAGAGCGCGCAACTCGCTGGCGGTCATGGCGTCGATGTCATCCATGTGCGAGAGGTCTTCCAGCACATCGTCGTCGGCGGTTACGAGTTCGAGGATGCCGCTGACGCTTTTTATCCGTTTACTCAAATCGGCCAAATGGCCGTTTTGGGAAATCTTGGCGGCCGCTTGCATGAATCGGCGGCCAGTGCGTTCCACGATTCCAAGCAATTCAATGCGCCGAATGAACTCACCGTGTGGCGCCATTTCCTTGAGCAGCAGCAGGCACTTGCCAAGCTCAAGGCAGTCCTCGACCGTGCGGCGCTGATAGATGCGAATCCCGTCTTCAACCGCGCCAATCGTCAGGGGGCCGTCATAACCCAGTTCAATGGCCAATGCCTGCACTTGGGCGCCTTGTACTTCATTGACATCCAGTATTTGCGCCAGCACTGCGGACTGGTTGCGCTGCTCTGTATCTTGTGGCTTTGTCATTTCAGGCTCCAATCGCGTAGCAACGGGCGGCGTCGAGGCCGTGTTCGGCCCAGACCGCCATGACGGCCGCGCGGAAAGCGGGGCTCAGGTCTTCGAGTTCGAGGTGGGTTTGCTGGCGGAGGGTCATGACTGCACCTTGTCAACAACCGTGACACGTGACGTGGTGTAGCGGACGCCATCAATCACACAGCCTTCCGGGTAGGCTCCGCACAGGACAGACAACTTGTTGAATGCCTTGCCGCTGCCGTTCTTCATGATTCCGAGCACCACATTGAAAGCGGCCTCAAGGTCTTCGCCTTTCAGGCACAGCGTTTCCAGGGTGTAACGAATCTGGCCTTCGGTGACAGAGTCGTTTCGTTCACCGTCAGCGTAGGGATAGCGTTTGTCGGTCATGGCTGCACCTCGCGCACGCCCCAGTTGAGGCACAGTGGCAGTTGCACCATGCGGCCGGCTGTCTCGGCCTTGAACCGCGCCGTGATGCGCTTCACCGGGTCGATCAGGCCCACCTCGATCATGCGGCGGATGGCGCGGCCGACCCGGCCGGCGCTGATGCCCAGTTGCGCGGCGATGGCCTTGGCGGTCAGCCCTTGCAACGCCAGGACGCGGATCGCCAGCCAGTCCGGGCGTTTGGCGAACCAGTAGTTTTCGTGCTGGGTTTCGCTGCGCCCGTGGAAGTGCTGGTAGAGGACGTGGTAGCAGTGTTTTTGATAGTCGATGACCGTCTCGCGCAATTCGGGTGATACCCGGTTGGCGTCGATCCCGAACAGCCAGCCGTTCAGGTATTCGAGGTCAAGGAAAAACACTTCTCGCGCCTGGTTATCACCAGGCATCTGAAGGGTCATGATGACCCCGCAGGTCGACAGGACTGGATTACGTTTAATACGGTCTTGCTGCGCTTTTCGATCCAGACCCATCGCCTCAATCAGGGGCCGCATGGCGACCAGAACGCGGTCTTGGTCGCGCACCGTAACTATGGGGTGGCCGTGGAACTGTAGGGTGTCGGTTTTCATGACCACCTCACCGTGCAGGCTCTTCGTTGGGGTCTTTCAGGCCCAGGGCCACTGCGATCTGGTGGCCGCGTCCGTAGGCGCCTTTGATGGTGCCATTCATCACGCGGTAGACTTGCATCAACGGGAAGTGATGTTCTGCGGCCACCTGTTTGATAGTCTTGCCTTCGTTGCGCAGTTTTTGTTTCAGTTGTTCCGTGGTCAGTACCATTTGGTTCTCCTTTCGGGCTGGTTGTTGCAACTAATAAGTTGCAACAATAATCAACCTATAAGATTCACACGTCAACCCCAATTGGTAAAAAAATGAACTCAACTATCGGTAGCCGGCTTCGTGAAGCGCGCACTCTGCTGGGGTTGGATCAGTCGGAGATGGCCAAAAGGCTTGGCATTCCACGAAACAGCCTGCATCGGTACGAGGCAGACGAGCAGGCGCCAGGCGGTAAGCTGCTGGCGAAAGCGGCAGAAATCGGCATTGATGTGGCTTATGTACTGGCTGGGGGTAAACGATTGGATGTATCCATCACCCCAAGAGAGTTGACGCTGGTAGATCGATACCGCTTGAGCCCGCCAGTCGTTCAGGCCGGTATTGATGCGTTGCTGGCCGTCACTGCCAAGACCAACGACGAGACCTAAACAAGTCCAACAATCAGGGAGATAACAATGAAAGGCACCGCCAATGTGATCGGCGGCGTGATCGCCGCCGTTCTGTTCATCCTCGCCTTGCCCTTCTTCTGGCTCTACGAGCAGGTTGGCGGGCAACTCTTCATGGTTATCGTGTTCGGTGTGCCCATCCTCATCTGGGCCTTCATCGACTGGCGCAAATCAAAGCGCGCACCGCCGGAAACGGCAGCTGAAACCAAGGCCCGCAAGAAGGCAGCCGCCGAAGCCTTCCACGCCGATAACCTCAAGAACATTCAAGAACGCGAGCAAGCCACCCATCGCGTGCGTGTTCACACGGTCGAACGGGTCGTGGACGATCATGTCGAGGTGGAAGTCCACTGGGCGCGCCAGCTTGAGGAGATCAAGCAAGCCTGGGGCGAGGGAAATTTCGAGTTCGCCCGCACCTGGCTGCAAAAGCTGGCCTATCGGCTCACCGCCGAGCAGGCGCCCGAAGAAATTCACCGCCAGTTCAAGACCTTGATGGTGGCCTTCACCCGAGACGATCCGCTCTATGCCGATGTGATGCGCGTGGCGCTGCCGGCCATCGCGGCCGCCCCTGGCATCGTGCAAAGCGTGCTGGCCAAACAGTTCCCGCAGTTCGATGCCGTGCAGTTCCGCTATGCCATGTACTACGCGGCGGAAATCGGCGATGTGGTCAGAGAAAAGAAGGGCAGGAGCTATTCCCTACGCCTGCCAGCCCCGGCAAACAACCCAGTAATGGAGGTCGCCATGCCATCCGATTCACCCTCGAAAACCATCCAGATCAACACCGAAGAAGCCGCCGAATTGCTTTATGGCCTGTTTCAGGGGAACACTTGGCTATTGTCTGTTTCGCCGGTACGGCACGATGACGCCGAAGTCGAACATCAGGCGCTGCGTTTTATCCTGGATGTAGCCGAACAACGGGTCCGCGATTGGGGACAGGCCAGCCAAGCTGTGAAGGAGACGGTTTCCCTGTTGATGATGGATTTCCTGGCAAAGCTCATGCACCCTCAATCCCCCTTCGCCAACCGGTCATGGTTGGTGGATGCAGACGCTTTGCCACTTGAACAATCTCTCCAGGTCGTAGCAGAGGAAATCCGGCGCGCTCACCCTCGATTCGCACGGCATTGACATGTAGCGCAGGCGTCTCGCCTGCGTCTTTTAACCCCGCAGGCGAGACGCCTTCGCTACAAGGGCGGGAAACGTTTCCCGCCTAAGCCCACCTCGCGCGCCCGCGTAGTCTCCGGTCACCCACACCCCCGTGGGCACCCATCCATGACCGGAGACCGCGCCATGAAACTCCCCCGATTGTCCAGGTGGCTGATTGCCACCATTGTGTTGTTGCTCGCCATCCTGGCGCTTGCGCCACAACAACTCCCCGTCAGCCTCTACAAGCTCTCTCTGGTCGGCACGGCCGGCGTGGCGGGCTATTGGCTGGATCGCGAGCTGTTCCCCTACGCGCGGCCGGACACCTGGCTGGTCAAGCCGTTCTCGGCCGGTGCGCCGTATGTGCCTGACTACGCCATCCAGCCCGGCGCGGAACTGATCTTTGCAGTCGCCATGCTCCGCCGCGCCATCATCGTCGGCGCGGCGATGCTGGCCATTGGCCTGGGGGCGTGATCATGACCGGCCGGCAAACCCGTCTCGGCGTCGCCGCCTGGCTGCTGATGGCCGCTGTGCTGTTGCTGGTGGCAACACTGGCGCAGGCGACGGAGAAATCCCCCCTACCCCCCTTTGGAAAAGGGGGGGATGTGCCCCGTGCCGCCATCAAACACCGCGCCGACCTGGTGCGCATCGCTCATGCCGAGTGGGGCCTGGATGCGCCCATTGCCGCCTTCGCCGCCCAGGTGCACCAGGAAAGCGGCTGGAACCCGGAGGCGGTCTCTCGCGTCGGGGCGCGCGGCATGGCGCAGTTCATGCCGGCGACGGCGCGATGGTGGTGCGAGGTCAATAAGCTCACCGCCGAGGCCTGCCAGCCGAGTAATCCGGTATGGGCGATGCGCGCCCTGGTGGGGTATGACCGCTGGCTGTTCGAGCGATCGCGCGGCACTACCGAGTTCGACCGCTTTTGGGCCGCGCTGCGCGCGTACAACGGCGGCCTCGGCCATTGGCTGGCGGAGGCGAAGATCGCGGGCAGCTATGACCGCCTGGCGGTGGATGCCGCCTGTGGCCAGGGCAGGCGCAGCACCGTCCATTGCCCGGAGAACCTGGGCTATCCGCGCCGCATCCTGCTGACCTTGCAGCCGCGCTATCTGGCGTGGGGCCGGGGGCTGTCGTGATGTTCAGCCCGCCGCTCTGGCTGGTGGCCGTAGTCGCCGGCGCCCTGGGCGCCGCCAGCGCGGCTGGCGTGGCGCGCAACCACTACCGCGCCGAGATCGCGGACATCCGCGCGGCCCAGGCGCGGGACGAAGCCGCCGCCGCCAAGGTGGCGCGCGAGTGGGTGGAGGCTGCCGTGGTGCGCGGCGATGCCCTGTCCGCCGACCTGTCCCGTTCCGAGGCCGACCTGGCCCGCAAATCCCTGGAGGTTTCCCATGCGTTACGCAAACTCACTACTGGCCGGCCTTGCCTTGATGGCGGGGTTGTCGGCGTGCTCAACCGCGCCTACGCGCCCCCCGCCGCAGCCCCTGTGCCCGCAGCCGCCGGCACACCTGTTGCAGCGGATGGAGCCGCTGCCACCGATACCGACATCGGCGATTGGATCGCCCACGCCTGGGACCGCTACGAGACCTGCCGCGCCAGGCTCGACAAACTGATTTCATACGAAGAGGGGGTGCCCCATGGACGCCAGTAACAACCGTCGCGACGATTCGCAGGTCATGCATTCGATCGGCGAACTGACCGGCGCCGTCAAAGCAATGAATGACGGCCTCACCCGTCGCATCGATGACATCCGCCAGGACATCGCCCGCCTGGAGCGGTCCAGCAACGACCGCATGGACCACATGGAGAAGGGGCTGAATCTCCGCATCAACGATGTCACGCAAGGCCTGCGCGCGATGGATGAATCCGTCGGCAAGCGCATCGACGGCCTCTCCGGCCGTGTCAGCACGCTGGAGACGGGCGAGAAGGTCATGATCGGCAAAGTCTCCAAGCTCTCCGCCCTGGGCGGTGGCATCGGCGGCGCGCTGGCCGCAGGCATCGTTGAACTGCTGAAGCGCCTGTAATGGCCCATTCCCAGGAAACCCGCGACCGCGTCCGCCAGCTCTATATCGAGGGCCTGCCCCTCAATGGCGCGGCGGTGACCTGCGGCGTGAGCTACGACACGGCGCGGGACTGGAAGACGCGGGCGACGGCTAATGGTGACAACTGGGACACCGCGCGCGGCGCCTACCGCATCAGCGAGCAAGGCATCGGCGACCTTAACCAGCAGCTGGTGGAGGATTTCGCCCGCCAGGTCATCACCACCACCCGCGAACTGGAGACCGCCACCATCCCGGCCGCCGACAAGGCGCAACTACTGGCCCAGCTCGCCGACGCCTATGCCAAGTTCTCGCGGGCCTTCGCCCGCATCAACCCGGCCTATTCCGGCCTGGCTGTGGCGCTGGATACCCTGCGCACCGTCGCCGAGCACCTGCGCACCGCCGACCCCGGCGCGCTGCGGGCGCTGCAACCGCACCTGGATGAAATCGGGGCGGTGCTGGGGAGGCGGTATGGCTGAGCGCCCCGTCGCCGTGCTGTTCGCCCGCCGCGACAGCCATTACAAATCGCTCCCTGGCTGCGATGTCTGGGACCATGACCGCGATGCCCGGCGCTGGCCTGGTGGCGCGCCTGTTGTAGCCCATCCGCCGTGCCGGGCCTGGGCGAGCTTCGCCCACATCGCCAAGCCCGAACCGGGCGAGCGCGACCTGGCGTTTTTCGCCGTCGATATGGTGCGCCGCTACGGCGGCGTGCTGGAGCACCCGCGCGCCTCGCGGCTATGGCAGGAGGCGCAGCTTCCGCCACCCGGCTATTACGACGAGCACGGCGGCTGGACGCTGCCGATTCATCAGCATTGGTGGGGCCATCGGGCGCAGAAAGCCACCCTGCTGTACATCGTCGGCGTCTCACCGCGCGATATTCCGCCCATCCCGCTAGTGCTTGGCGAGCCTACACACGTCGTGGCGATGTCGAAGGATCGCCGCACCGCAACCGGCGAGCGGGTGCGCAAGGGCCACCCGCTGTGGCGGCCGGAGGTCAGCCGCGCCGAGCGTGAACACACCCCGCCCAGCCTGGCGGCCTGGTTGGTGCAGGTGGCGCGGATGACACGCAAATGAACCACTGTGCGCACAAGAGAGGAGATTGGCCGGTGATAGCGGCCCTCTACGGTGCCCGGTTGCTGCCGGGACGGAAAGGACAAGATCGGGGTAGCGCCCGAGTGTGCTGGTGCCAAGGCCGAAGGTGTCCAAATCCAGCGTACCGCGTCCAGTCTCCTCCCTTGTGCGTGCCCGCATGAGCGACCCCAAAGAAATCCGCACCCGCCGCGAGTTCGAGCTGGAGCTGGCGAAGCTCGGCGAAGAACTGCGGCAGATGATCGAACTGGAGTGCGAGGCGTTCCCCACTGACCCCGCCGCCAGCCTGGCGCGGCGCGAGCGGGCCATCGTGGACTATCAGTTCTTCTGCCAGACCTACTTCCCGCACTACGTCCCGACCCCGCATTTCTCGCTGTTCCAGCAGTTCGTGTTCCAGCGCTTGCCGGCGCTGATCGACGGCCCCACCGATTCCCGCGAGGTGCATGAAGCCCCGCGCGGCGAAGCGAAATCGACCTACGAGACGCAACTGGGCACGCTGTGGTGCGTCTGCCGCGCCAACTATCTGGCCGGCTTAGGCCTGCCCGCCAAGGCGCGCAAGCACATGGTCGCGGTCGTGATGAATACCCAGGAACAGGCCGACGAGATGCTGGCGTCGATCAAGGCGGAGTTGGACACCAACCCGCGCCTGGCGCAGGACTTCCCGGAGGCGGTGGGCGAGGGCCGCGTGTGGCAGGCCACCACGGCGATCACCCGCAACGGCATCAAGATCAGGACCGGCGGTACCGGCAAGAAGCTGCGCGGCATGAAACACGGGCCGTACCGGCCGGACTTGGTGTTTCTGGACGATCTGGAGAACGACGAGAACGTGAAGGACAAGGGCCAGCGCGACAAGACGCAGAAGTTCGTGCTCTCCGCCGTGCTGGGCCTGGCACCGCCCCAGGGCGGCATGGATGTGTTCTGGGTAGGCACGTCGCTGCACTACGACGCGGCGATCAACCGGGTGGCCAGGGCGCCGGGCTGGCGGCGCCGGGTGTTCCGGGCGATTCTGCAATGGCCGGATAACCTGGCACTGTGGGACAAGTGGGAGGCGCTCTACACCAGCGGTGGCGATGACGACGCAGCCAAGGAAGCCGCAGAGGCCGACGCCCTGAACTTCTACCGCCGCCACAAGGCGGAGATGGAGGCCGGCGCGGTGATGAGCTGGCCGGAGGTGCGCCCGCTGTACCGGCTGATGACCATCCGTGCGACCAACCACGATTCGTTCAACCAGGAATACCAGAACGAAGCGGGGAACGATGAGGATGCGCCGTTCCGTACCCTGCAATTCTGGGTGGATCGGCGCTCGGATTGGGTGTTTTTTGGTTCCATCGACCCATCCCTTGGTCGGCAAGGCGCGGCGCGCGACCCGTCGGCGCTGCTGGTGGGCGGGCTGAACCGAGAAACGATGGTCCTGGACGTGGTGGAGGCGGACATCGCCCGCCGGGTGCCGGACCTGATCATCAGCCGCGCCATCGACTTGCAGGCGGAATACGCCTGTGTGGCCTGGGCAGTGGAGACGGTGCAGTTCCAGGCGTTTCTGTTCAGCGAGCTGGTGAAGCGGGCCGCGCTGCGCGGTATCGCCTTCCCCGGCGTGCCGGTCACGCCGTCCACGGATAAGGGGCTGCGCATCATCAGCCTGCAACCTCATGTGTCCAACGGCCTGATCCGCCTGCACCGCACGCAATCCACCCTAATTGAACAACTGAAGTTTTGGCCTGAGGCCAGCCACGACGACGGCCCGGATGCGCTGGAAATGCTGCATTCAATCGCCACGCAATTCGGCGGCGAGTGGCAATACACCTCGGCCGGCCGGGGCCGCACCCGCTCCCGCTCCACCAGCCGGGGCAGAAGCAATGATGAGGAATGGGACGATGACGATTAAACAGAAGTTCGTGGCGGCTCTGTCGCGTGTGAGCAAGAGCGCCCTGGCCACGCTCCAGGCTGGGCCGCGCTCCACTCAGGGCAACACGCTCAACTATGCCAGCAGCAACACGCTGGACCCGTCGCGCCTGGCCCAGGCCTTCGCCTCGGCCGACCAGGGCTTCATCACGGAACAGGCCACCCTGTTCGAGCTGGTGGAAGAGCAGGACCCGCACATCTTCGCGGAACTCGCCAAACGACGCCGGGCGGTGACCGGCCTGGGCTGGCAACTGACGCCGCATGACGACGCCAGCCAATCCGAAATCGACAGGACGCTGGAGTTGTCCGTCATGCTGGCTGAAATCCCGCGCTTCGAAGATGCGCAATATGACGTGACCGATGCCGTCGGCAAGGGCATCGCGGCACTGGAAATTGACTGGCGCACTGGGGCTGAATGGACGCCTCGGGCGCTGAATTGGGTGCCACAACGGGAGTTCCGGGTGGAAACCGCTACCGGCGAACTGCGCTATGTGAAAAACGGCATCCCCGAACCCCTGCGCGAGTGGGGTTGGGTCGTGCATGAGCACCGCGCCAAGTCGGGATACATCGCACAGGCGGCGCTGTTCCGCGTGCTGGCCTGGACCTACGCCTACAAGGCCTACAACATCCGCGACATGCAGCGCTTCCTGGAGATGTATGGCTTGCCGCTGCGCCTGGGCAAGTACCCGGCAGGCATCGCGCCCAAGCAACGCGACGAGCTGCTGCGCGCGGTGCGCAACATCGGCCACGACGGCGCCGGCGTGGTGCCCAGCACCATGAGCATCGACTTCATCCAGGCGGCCAAGGCCGGCACCATCGACGACTTCCTGCACGCGACGGAATACTGGGAACGCAAACAGTCGATGGCGATCCTGGGCGGCACATTGACGTCGCAGGCCGATGGCAAGACGTCGACCAACGCACTCGGCGAGATCCACAACCAGGTGCGCCGCGAGATCATGTTGCACGATGTACGGCAGATCGTCCCGGCCATCCAGGCACAACTGGTGCGCCCCATCGCCCTGCTGAACGGCATGTTCCCGGAAGACCGGATTCCGACCTTCGGCTATCAAACCGAGGAGACGGTAGACCAGGGCAAGATGGCCGACGTGCTGGAAAAGGCGGTCGGCATGGGCATGGAAATCGACCTGGATTGGGCGCACAAGACCATGCAGATCCCGCGCGCGGCGAAGGATGCGAGGCTACTGGCCACGCCCAAGGCTGGTGCGTCACCTGCCGGCGCCGCCCTGGTGCGCCTCGCCGCCTTGGCCGCGCAAGACAAAGCGCCCGCCGAAGACCTCCCAGGCGCCTACGCCGCCCAGCTCGCGGCCCTGTGCGCACCGCATGAGCAGGCCATGATTCAGCAGATCGCCGCCGTGGTGGCCGAGGCGGGGGATTTTGAGGCCGCGATCGCCAGCATGGAGGCGCTGACCGTCAGCAATCCCGCATGGGCGGAGTCGCTGGCGCTGGGGATGGCGGCGGCGAATTTGGGGGGTAGGGCGGGGGTGGAGAAATGAAAGTCGAGCGCCACGGGGATATGGCGAGAGGCGCAAAACTGCGGCTCAGGACGGACGGCGACGGTGACGTGCATGTGATTTGCGATGGCTTCGATCAAATGACCGATAAACCGGCATGTGTAACGGTTGAATTCTGTCGGCCTGGTAGTGGTGGTGGAAGAAGCCCCAAGACACTGGCCGCTCTGGAGCGTTTGATGCGGGTCATGGCAGAAGAAAATGAGGCCGCACCGTTTGCGCCTGATTCTGGTGGTAGGGCGGATATTGGGGGTGCCGAGAAATGACACCCGAAAAACTCGATTACGTCATTTGCGTCAACGCGCCTGGCCCTTGCTGGCTTGGTCAGCCAAGCGACGAAGACGATCCTGGCCTCCTATGCGCTTCAAACGACCTGGATATGGCCGTGCGATACACCAGTTTTAACGAGGCGCGGCGGGCTCTCAGAAAGGCGGTAAAGATGTACCCAGATCGCAGCTTCAGGCTTGACGTTACGCCTAAGAATAATGCCTGACTCCCCCGCCCGCCTGCCATTCCAGCAGGCCATCGAATTCTTCCGCCAGAAAACCCAGCTCCCGACCTCGGGCTGGACGGACATCTGGGAGCAACAGCACAGCCACGCCTTCGTGGTGGCGGGCGCCGCCCAGGATGCCTTGCTGGAAGACTTCCACAACGCCATCCGCCAGGCGCAGGAACAGGGTACCGGCTACGCGGCCTTCCGTAAGCAGTTCGAGGAAATCGCCGCCAAGCACGGCTGGGCCTACAACGGCTCTCCCGGTTGGCGCAGCAAGGTGATCTACGACACCAACATCACTCAAGCCTACAACGCCGGCCGCTACCAGCAGATGCAGGCGGTCAAACACCTGCGCCCCTACTGGCGTTATCGCCACACCAGCATCGAACATCCCCGCCTTCAGCACCAGGCGTGGGATGGCCTGATCCTCTCCGCCGACGATCCCTGGTGGGACACCCACTCGCCACAGAACGGCTGGGGCTGCAAGTGCCGCGTGGATTCGCTCTCCCGCCTGGAAGCCAGCCGAGAGTGGGAGAAGGCCGGCAAGACCGGCCCGGACGAAGCCCCGCCCATCGAATGGGAAGAGAAGGTGGTCGGCAAGACCGGCAGCAACCCGCGCACCGTCAGCACCCCGGTTGGCATTGATCCTGGATTCGGCCACAGCCCCGGCAAGTCCTGGCTGGAGCCGCACACCGTCCCACCGCTGCAAGGCTATGACGCAGTGATAAATGAGCGCGACAAGCCGTGGCCTACCAGCATCCCAAGGCCGCCACTACCGGCACCAACGAAAGTACCGGCCCGCGTAATCCTGCCTCCCGGCACACCTCCGGAAGAGGCGGTAACGGATTTCCTGGATGTGTTCGGCGCCGATCTGGAGCGCGGCGCGGCGTTCACCGATGCCGCAGGTAGCACGCTGGCCATCACCAAGGCGCTGTTTGAGGATGGGCAGGGCAACTTCAAGTGGCTCGGCAAGCCAGATAAGGCGGAGCGGCTGAAATACGTCAACCTGCTGGCGATGACGTTGATAGAACCGGATGAAATCTGGTGGGATTGGGTGAAGGACCACGCCGTAAACGGCCGCTGGCGCCTGAAACGCCGTTACCTGCGCGCGTTCGAGCTGGAGGAAAGCAATGAATTCGGCGTCTCCATTTTCGAGTGGGGCCGCACCGGCTGGACCGGCTCCACCGCGTTCATGACCACTCAGAAGAGCGATGCCCAGCGCCAAGCCTACTTCAGCCGACAACGCAAAGGTCGGCTGGTGTTCAAGAAATAGAAACGCGGCCCGTGGGCCGCGTTGGTGTGGTTCCGATACTGGGCAGTAGCGCCGAAACGCAGTCTGACGTCACCACAAGGCCACTATATGCAATACGCCATCGAATTCCAAGTCTCCCACCTGACCCGAGCCCTTGAGGCGGTGCGCCGTGAGATCGCCACGCCACAGGAGATGCTCGGAAGCCTAGGTGAATCATTGCTGCGAGTGAACCAGGAGCGGCACGATCAAGGCCTGGCGCCGGATGGGTCGAAGTGGAAGGAACTGTCGCCCCTGACACTCCAGACCAAGCGCAAGCCGAAGATGCTCTATGACCACGGCGACCTGTTGCGATTCCAATACCAGGTCGATGGCGACACCCTGCACCTCGGGTCGAATGACTGGAAAGCCGCCCTCCACCATTTCGGCACCAAGCCCTACACCATCACCCCGACGAAGGCCAAAGCGCTCAAGTTCGGCGGCATGTACCGCAAGCGAGTAAACCACCCAGGCCTTCCCGCCCGTCCCCTGATCGGCTTCCCTCCCTCAGACCAGAAGCTTGTTACCGATGTAATTGAAGACCATCTGACAGCCGTTCTAAACCGTGTTCGATGATCTAATAAACCTTCTTCAAATAGGATAAATACCCCAACGCCCGTCCTAATTTCCCTCTGTTTCTGCCCGAGGTTCCCCCACTTTTCCCCCTGCACTGTCCGGAAATCAAGATTTCCGCCTTCCGGCCGACTTCTCAGTAACCACGCGGCTTCCGGGCCATTTTTTCCCTTCATTGACCGTCCGGTTTCTCCCCCCTCCCTACTCTATCACTGCGGCGGGCTCCTGGCCCTGTTCGCCAAACTCCAGCACGCGGCGCTA